CGGCAGTAGTAGCAGCTCTAACAGCCGGTGGACAGCAAGCTAACCCACAAGCTGCAACAAGTGCTGGCATTATTGCTTATACAGCTGAACAAACCGCTGCTGCCTATAAAGGTACTGGCTACTTTGCGCAAAATTATCTAGCTAATGCCTCTCAATGGTCTTTGTTAATGGGTGCAACTGATAACACAGGCCGCCCAATTTATAACGCTATCCAGCCAATGAACGCAGGCGGCGACGTTAGACCAACCTCAATTAGAGGTAACGTATTAGGTCTAGACCTATATGTAGATAAAAATATGGTATCTGGCGTTATTGATGAGTCAGCGTTTATTATCGTGCCAGAGGCAGTAACCGTTTATGAGAGCCCACAGGCTTATATGAGCGTAAACGTCGTATCAAATCTACAGGTACAAGTAGCTATCTATGGTTTTATGGCCACGCTAGTTAAAATGCCTGCCGGTATCCGTCGTTTTAACTTAACATAATAAATAACTAATAGTCTGGTAGGGCCTTAGCCCTTTGGCTCTACCAGACCTACAAAGAAAGGTACAAATATGCCGGCTACTTACGTTACAGCTGCTACGTTAAAAGCATCTTTAGGCGTTGGCACTTTGTACGATAGCTACACTTGGATAGAGGACACCTGCCAAGCTGCCCAAGATTTAATTAACGGGTTTTTATGGTTTGACTCTGCCCCGGTAGTGGGAACTGCATTAGTGAACAATGTAGCTACCGTGATGATAGCCAACCCCGGCCTGTTCACTACTGGTCAATCCGTTACTGTAGCCGGGGCTGGCGCTACTTTTAACGGCACTTATACAATTACTGGCACAGTACCGTTTAGCGCAGGTACTACTAATTTATTGCCAGCGTTTAATTTTCAGCTTAACTATTACCAATACCCACAGGGTTACAGTTTTATACAATATGCAAAAACGGCAGCTGACCAAAACTTTAGGCGCGTAGTACCTAGCGGCACTATGACGGGTGATGATACAAAAACGGCTACTTACGCTAATACACCTGCTATAAACGCAGCTGCACTTATGTTAGCTGAGAATATCTGGACTAGCCGTTTCAGCACACAAAACGGCGGCGTAAGCGTAGACGGTTACAGCCCTAGCCCTTTTAAGATGTCTAATACTTTAATGGCATCTATACGCGGTTTGTTAGCACCGTATTTATCGCCTAACGCTATGGTCGGATAATGCCAGCCGCCATAACTACACTACGCAGCACTATAGCCGCTGCCTTAGCTAATAATGCGGTTTGGAGTACCTTTAGCTATCCGCCAAGTACCATAGTAGCTAACAGCGTAGTAGTGGCCCCGGCAGACCCGTACCTTACGCCTAGCAATAATTCACAAACTGGCATTTCACCGCTAGCTAATTTCAAAATAATTATGACCGTGCCTATGTTTTCTAATGAAGGCAACCTACAAGGCATAGAGGACACAATAGTAGCCGTGTTTAATAAATTGGCTGCTAGCTCTATTGTATTTAACGTTACCGCTGTAACTGCACCTAGCGTTTTAACGTTACCTAGCGGCGACTTACTAACAAGTGATTTACAAATATCCGTACTAACGAGCTGGAGCTAAAATGGCACTAACAGACGAAGATAAAGCGTTTCTAATCAAGATAGGGCAAGAATTGCCTAAAGAGGTTAAAGAAACAAAGAAAAAAGAAACACCCGTAGAAAAACCGACACAAGAAACAGAGGTATAACAAATGGCAATTTTCCTATCTAATGGCGTAGTAGTTACGCTAAATAGCGTGGACTTATCAGACCACGTTACTAGCGCAACTATTAACCGTAGCTTTGATGAGCTGGAAGTAACAGCTATGGGCGATACCGCGCATAAGTTTGTAAAAGGCTTGGAAGCTAGCACTATTACTATAGATTTCCTTAACGATACTGCTACAAGTGAAGTACTACAAACCCTACAAGCCGCGTGGGGTACTACAGTACCGCTAACACTAAAGCAAACTAGCGCCGCCGTATCGGCAGCTAATCCAGAATATCAAACCACAGTATTAGTTAATAACACTACAGATATTAACGGCGCTGTTGGCGATATTTCTACACAGAGCATTACATTTACTTGTAACTCAGCTATCGTAGTAGACGTAACACCATAACCAACTAGACAAAGGGGCACAAAATGGCAAAACTTAAAATAACAAGGGCAGACGGAAGCGTAACCGAGCATAAGATTACGCCCCGTATTGAGTATGCTTTTGAGCTGTATGCTAAAAAAGGTTTTCATAAAGCCTTTAGAGATGATGAAAAACAAAGTGATGTTTACTGGCTTGCTTGGGAGTGTTTACGCACTAGCGGGGAAGTAGTAAAAAGTTTTGGGGCAGAGTTTTTAGAAACCTTAGCTAAAGTTGAGGTTTTAGATGATGACCCCCTGGAATAGTTGGGCGCGGTAGTTTTGGTTATTTAATTGCACAAGTTGCAGTAGAAACCGGAATACCGCCCCAATACTTGCTAGATTTAGATGATGTAATGTTTAAGAATATATTAAAGGTTTTATCAGACAGAGCAAAGGCGGTGCAAGATGCCAACAGAGGTAGAAAACGCCCTAGAGCTTAGACTTGCACTAAAAAAATATATGCCAGATTTAGCTAAAGAAACTCAAGATGAAATGGCTAATGCGCTACGCCCTGTAGTAGCTAGAGCTAGGGGTTTTATACCGGCAGATGCAAGATTATTAAGCGGGTGGGTTAAAGGCACAGCTAGCATAGGTACAATAAATTATAGGCCATTTCCAACCTTTAGTAGTAGTGATGCTAAACGCGGTTTAGGTTACAGAGTAACACCGTCTAGGCCTAATAAATCTGGCTTTGTATCTTTAGCTAGAATACAACAGGCTAACGCAGGCGGTGCAATATATGAAACTGCCGGGCGCTTAAATCCAGACGGTAGAAAACAAGGCCCTGTAGTAGACCGTTATAAAAATGGCATTTATGACCAAACAACAAATACCGGTAAACAATATTCACAAAGTCTAAACCCTAATGCTGGCCAGCAATTTATAGCTAACTTAAACAGTACAGGACCTTTAGTTAATGCAAGGCCTAAAGGTATGCAAGGCAGACCTAGCCGTAAACAAATAGGCCGTGCTATGTATAGGGCTTGGGCAGAGGATAACGGCGTAGCATTAACTGCCGTAGTAAAAGCTATAGAAAATGCTAAAGCTACTTTTGAAGAATATATGGCGGCATAATGGCTACCGAATTACTAATAAATATAGTCAGCCAAGCAACGGGCAAAGGCTTTTTAGAGTCTGAAAAAAGTGTAAAAAAATTACAAAAAAATGTAAAAACGCTAGGTAAAACGTTTGGCGTAACCTTTGCTGTAGGCGCTGTTGTAGCGTTTGGTAAAGCGGCTGTAAAGGCATTTAGTGAGGACGAAAAAGCCGCTAACCGTTTAAGTAGAGCCGTAGAAAATCTAGGCATAGGTTTTGCTAACCCTGCTATTAGTAAGTTTATAGCAGATTTAGAAAAAACGTCAGCTATAGCAGATGATGTTTTAAGGCCAGCATTTCAAAACTTATTAACTACTACAGGCTCATTAACTAAATCACAAGAATTATTAAACAATGCTATAACAATAAGTAGAGCTAGCGGCATAGATTTAGCTACTGTTGCAGATGATTTAGCTAAAGCCTATGTAGGGTCAAATAAAGGTTTAGCAAAATATAGTACTGGCTTAACTAGAGCTGAAATAGAAAGTAAATCATTTTCTGAAGTATTAGGTGTATTGCTAAAACAAAGTGCCGGGGCAGCTGAAGATTATTTAAGTAGCACAGCTTATCAAATGGAAGTACTAAGCATAGCCGGGGGTAATGCTAGTGAAATTATAGGCGGCGGTTTAGTAGATGCCTTTGCTATGATAGCCGGCGGTACTGAGGCTAGTGATGCTGCTAAAGGTATAGAAATAGTAGCGACAGGCGTAGCTAATCTTGCAAGGGCTACGGGCGCGGCAGTAACGGGCATACCTACGCTTTTAAGAGCGCTAAAAAATCTACCTAAAAATATCTTTGGCGGTTTTGCAGGCGTATCAGCTGGCATAAATATAAATACGCCAACAGAAACAAATAAATTAACTGCAAGCCAGAAAAAACAAAAAGAGGCTATGGCTAGATTAGAAAAAGCAGCTTTAGCCCGTGCTAAACAATTAGCAGACTTGGCTAAAAAACAAGCTAACGCCGAAAAAGAAAAAACAAAACAAAAAGAAATACAAGCTAAGTTAGATAAGGCTGCCCTAGCTTTAGGCAAAGGTGAAGATGTTTTTGATTTAGATAAAATACAAATACAAGCCGCTATATTAGCTAAACAAGATGAAATAAACAGGCTAGGTACAGCGGCTACAGACCAGCAAAAACTACAGCTAGCTAATGATGCACAGCGCCTAACAGTTAAACAGTTAATGCTAGATTTAGAAGATGCTATAGCTGATAAAGATGTAGAGCGCGCTACTAGCCTGTCTAAGCAACTAAATACAGAGTTAGCAATATTAGGCACGCTTACAGGCCAGACCTATAAGCTAAGTGAAATAGATAAAATACTAGAAAGGTTTAAGCCTAAAGATTTAATAAACCTAGATAACCTAGATGCAGCTATACGAAAACTATTAGAAATTGCAGGCTCACGGTTTGATTTTTTAAGCCCTATTATGCCTAGCCAAGATAGGACAGGTATAAACGAATTAGCGCCAGATATAACTAGCCGCTATGTAGCAGGTGAGCCAGAGGCTATAAGAGCCGTAGAGGCGCACGCAGATGCTATTAGTATGTTGGCTGAGTCAGAGTTAGCTTTAGCAGATGCGCTATTAGCTGAAAGTATACGCGCACTAGATTTAGCTACAGCAAGCGTAAGCCCTAGCGCTCTGCCTAGTTTTGGCGGCTTTGACCCTGCCCGTTTCCGTATGGCAGATAACATAACAGTAAACGTAAATGCAGGTGTAGTAGGTAGTGAGGACACAATAAGCCTAGCCGTACAAAGAGCTATATTAGATTTAGAGCGTAAGGGCGACCCGTTGCGTTACACCGGTGGGCTATGACCCTGCCAGTTATAAACGCTATTATTAACTTTAGTACTGGCCCTAGTTTTGCCCAAGCTATGATTTTAGGTGAAGGCATATTAGATACAAACATACTAAGCGATAGCGCGGCTGTAATTGTAGATGTATCGGACGTAGTAGATACAATACAAACTAACAGAGGCCGTAACCCACAAGCCGACCAATTCCAAACAGGTACACTAACTTTAAGAATAGTAGACCAAAACGGCGATTTTAACCCTCAAAACCCTAGCGGGCCTTATTTTGGCTTGCTTGACCCTATGCGTAAGGTAGCTATATCAGCTACTTATAACAGCGTTACTTACCCTATCTTTAGCGGCTTTATTACTAGCTATAACACTACTACGCCTAAAAATGCGTTAGACGTTGTTTATACCACAATAACAGCGGTAGATGCGTTTAGACTTGCCCAAAATGCACAAATAGCTACAGTTACAGGGGCTACCGCGGGCGACTTATCCGGCACACGCATTAACCAGATTTTAGACCAGATAGGTTGGCCTACCTCTATGCGTGATGTAGACGCGGGCTTAACTACACTACAGGCAGACCCCGGCACAGCCCGTACCAGCCTTGCAGCTATGCAGACGGTTACCCTAAGTGAGTACGGGGCGCTTTATGTAGATGCTACCGGTAGCTTTGTATTTCAAGATAGGCAAGTTACTACAGCTAGCATAGGCGGCACACCTACCGTATTTAACGATAACGGCACTAATATAGGTTATTTTGATGCCGTATGGCGTTTAGACGATACGTTGGTATTTAACGCAGCCTCTATAACTAGGGCAGGCGGCACTACACAGCTAGCCATAGACCAAGCAAGCATAGATAAATACTTTACCCACAGCTATAACCAACAAAATCTACTAATGCAGACAGACGCCGCGGCCCTAGATTACGCCCAAGCCTATGTAGCTAGCCGTAAAGAAACCTCTATTAGATGTGATGCCATTACCCTAGATTTATACACAGATAACTATAATGCCGGCATAATCGCCGCCCTAGACCTAGATTTTTTTGACCCTATAACTATTACTACAAACCAACCGGGCTCATCTACTTTAACTAAGACTTTACAGGTGTTTGGCGTAGCTATGGCAATTACGCCTAACAGCTGGAAAACGACACTAACCACACTAGAGCCGATAATAGACGGCTTTATACTAGACTCAAGCCTATACGGGGTGCTAGACACCGGCGTATTGGCCTATTAGGGGGAACAATGGCAGCGGGCTTAGGATTTAAGACCTTTACTACAGGTGAGGTTTTAACAGCCGCGGACGTAAACGGCTATTTAATGCAGGGCCTATTAGTTTTTGCTAATGCAGCTGCTAGAGATGCAGCTATAACTTCACCGCAAGAAGGCCAAGCGTGTTATCTAAAAGATACAGATGCGGTACTTACATACTCTGGCACGGCTTGGGTTGGCTTTGATGATAGCAACGCGATACAAAACTCAATAATTAACGCTAAAGGCGATTTAATAGCAGGCAGCGCCAACGATACCCCAGCTATTTTGGCAGCTGGAAATAATGGTGAAACACTTGTCGCGGATAGTGCCGCTACTACTGGCCTTCGCTGGCAACCTGACTTTTCAGTCGGCCGCAACAAAATCATTAACGGAGATTTCAGCATAAATCAACGTCAATTTACTAGCGTAACCACTAATACAACTTTTCTTTTTGATAGATATGTGGCTTCATTGGGCGGCACAAGCGGCACAACAACCTTCACCCCTGAAAATTTTACTTTAGGCGCGGCTCCTGTTGCTGGTTATGAAGGTAAGCAATATCTCCAATGTGTAACTAGCGGTCACGTTAATACCGACAACTATGGCAGCGTATTTCAAAAAATAGAGTCAGTAAGAACTTTTGCTGGTCAGACAATTACTGTTTCATTTTGGGCTAAAGCCGCTTCAGGAACGCCTAAAGTCGGTATCCGCATTCAACAAAACTTTGGCTCAGGTGGAAGCCCATCTAGCGCAGTAAATCAGTACGCAACTATTTCAGCAATTAGCACTTCTTGGGCTAGATATTCTGCTACTTTTACTTTAGGTTCACTAAGTGGTAAAACAATCGGAACCTCTGGAAGTGATTCCTTGACCATTTCGTTAGTCTTTTCCGCTGGTACTGCTACTTTTGATGCTGGTGCGGGTTTTGGCGATATGCTTCAAAATAACACTTTTGGTGTGTGGGGATTACAAACCGAGGCTGGCAACGTAGCCACCGCGTTCCAGACCGCAACTGGCACACTTCAAGGCGAGTTAGCCGCTTGCCAGAGGTATTACTACGTCTTAGCGGATGCGGCTTCGCAAAATTTTGGCACCTGTGCTTATTTTACGGCAACGGACGTTTTGGGAACAGTATTCTTCCCAGTAACAATGCGAACCGCGCCGACTTTTTCAGCGGCTTCGGGTTCTTATTATGAAGTGGTTAGAAATAGTGCATCAGACGCTTTGTCTGGATTACAAGGAAACTTCATATCAACAAGAACTGCTAACGTTTTCGCTGACAGCGGTAACGGCGCATCTGGAACGGCTGGTCACGGCGGGCAATATAGAACTACAAGCGCGAGTGCGAACATCGCGTTTAGTGCGGAGTTGTAAAATGACACTTAATTACGAAGTGAAAGAATTTATGGGCGATGAGTATATTTCTTTGGAAAAGGATGGCATCCTATATTCAATTCCAAAAGACCCCGCTAACTCGGATTATCAACGTTACCTGCGCTGGCTAGAAAACCCAGATGCGGAAGAAAACGGCACAATCTCGTAGGAATATGCTAACAAGCTATAACGGCTGGCCTGCCAGTAAAGACCCGGCAGAAATTGGCATAAAGAGTTATGCAGTACCCGGCACTAATAGAAAGCTTAGATGCGCTGAGGCTGTAGCACCGTTATTAGTAGGTTTTGCCGCTGAGTTTCACGCGTTAATAGAGCCAATAGATGAGGGCGCGCTGGACGAGTGGGGTTACGCTTTCCGTATGGTGCGCGGCAGTACAGACCGCCTCAGCTGCCATAGTAGCGGTACAGCCATAGACCTAAACGCTACCAAACACCCGCTAGCAGCTGTTGGTACTTTTCCAGCCGATAAAGTGCCAATGATTAGAGCTTTAGCTAAAAAGTATGGCCTAACGTGGGGCGGTGATTACCGTAACCGTAAAGATGAAATGCACTTTGAAATAACGGTAAATGCTAAAAAAGCCGCTAAACTAATTGCAAAGTTAGGACAAGAAAATGCCAACTAGCGCGCAAGTAGTTGTAGGTACTGAGGCTGTAGTAATAGTGCCTAAATCAGATTTTGACCAAACAGCTAATTTACATAATCTAGGCGGTGGCGCTATTTATTTAGGCGGGCCAAACGTAACTACAAGTAATGGCTATAAGCTAGATAATGCTGATAAATTAACTGTACCCGTAGGCGACCACGAGGCGTTATATGCTGTTGCTGCTAGCGGTACTCATACCGTAGCGGTACTCACACAAATAAACTAAGGGCATTTAGGAGCAAAAATGGACAAGAAAAAACTAGAGGCGGCTGCCTATAGCTATGGACGTGCCGCGCTAGCAAGCGTTGCAGCTCTATATCTATCTGGCATCACAGACCCTAAAGTATTGGCTAACGCCTTTATTGCAGGTCTAATAGGCCCATTAGTTAAAGCATTACAGCCTAACGAAAAGCAATTCGGTCTAGGCGCTAAGTAATGAACCAAGCCCAAACCCTATTAGCTATAGCGCTAGGACTTTGTAGCCTTGCAGCAATAGGGGTTGGGCTGGTACGCCATTTAGTTAAGTTTTATTTATCAGAGCTAAGGCCAGACGGTAACGGCGGCCATAATCTTAGAGGCCGCGTTGAGCGTATAGAGGGCCAAGTAGACCGGATTTATCAAATGCTTTTAGAGGACAGATTAAAACGCTAGCGTGTCGCGTTGCCTTATGTCGGTCTTAGGGCTCATACTTTTACTACACGCTGAGAGGGCTACTTAGTGGAGTAGTTTTATCAGCCTTAACAAAGGGTGAAATATGTTAGCTGATATAGCAGTAATTACTTTAACCGTACTAATAGTAGGCCTATTTATGTTAGCTGCCTATAGGACGGGATACCGTGAAGGCCACGGCGACGGTTACCTTAGAGGGCGCAATATAGCTAAGGCCTTAAAAGAGGTAACTAAATGAGCTTTTTAGACGGGTACGAAGATGTAAACGCGCGTATTAAAAGAGCGCGCGCAGAGTTTCCCGGGTTACGCCTTGTAGCCTACATAGAGGACATAGACCTAAAAAACGGTTATATTTTAATTAGAGCTGAGGCCTACAAAAACTATGAAGATGAAAAACCCAGCGCTGTAGATTATGCGTTAGAGGTTAGGTCAGACCGTGGCGTAAATGCTAATTTTTGGGTAGAAAATTGCGTAACCTCTGCCTATGGGCGTGTTATTGGCTTGCTAACGCCCGGCGGTGCAGGTAGACCGACACGGCAAGATATGGAAAAGGTAGAGGCCATACAGGCCCCATTACAGACACGCGGGGCAGGTGGCGCAGTACCTACCGCGGCTGAGTCTATAAGCGCGTTAAAGGCCAAGCTAGGGGCGGGTGAACCAATGCCAGAGCCGCCAATATGTAAACACGGTCATAGAGTTTTAATTGAAGGCACGTCAAATAAAACCGGCACGCCTTACAAAGGTTATTTATGCCCACATAAGGTAAAAACTAGTCAATGCCAGCCATTATGGCTAAAACGATATGGTGATAGGTGGTTAGCCCCAGATGATTACACAGAGGTTATGCAAGATGCCGGGCGCAACCTAGACCCCATAGCAGAGCGTGAGCCTGTACCAGATGAGCTATTAAGTGATACTGAAAGGGCTGCCCGTGATACCAATTAAGGGCGGTTACACAAGTACAAAACACGAACAATTATTAGCCAATTATTTAACTACTTGTTACCCGTGGGTACTTACACCTACCCCGGCCTTTTATGTAAGTGATTACCACATAAACGAACGGGATTTAGGCGGGCGGTCTAATTACATAGGTGATTTAGAGCTACGCTGGCTTAACCAACCGAGTAGCGACCCCGTGCTGTTTGATTATTCTAAAATACAAATGCTTAGCTGTATGCCAATTTTTAAGGATTTACCGACAGCTTATCACCGTGTTTGTTTTAGATTTACAGACGGTTTACTAATGCTGCCTATACCTGCATTACTTGATTTAGAGCCATTTTTGTATAAAAAGCCCGGTGAAGAGGGTACAGAAAGAACTAAATTAAAGGTAATTGTAGAAAGAAAAAACTATAACCCGGGCTGCTTTAAGCCAGTTATCATAGGTTAGAAAGGTGCTAAAAACTATGCTTTATATTGAGGCTAAGTGCAGACAATGCAAAACCGTAACGCTACAGCTAGAGCGCGTAGTATCTGACCACCTGCCACCTAACGTTAAATGCTTACAATGCACTAGATGCGGGCTATTAGATATAACGTTGGTAGATGTGGATAACGCCCGGCAGGTACGCAATTAAGTTATCCACAAGGGCTAAAAACCTGTGGACAACACGCCCAAGCCCCGCTCAAGTTATCCACATATTAGCTTTATGCTTGACTATGCCGGTACGATTACTGCGCGCAGGCAGCGCCCCGAAGGGCGATAGCGCGGGCAAGCTGCGTAATCTAGGGGTAGCTCTATGCCTATTCTTAGGCTGCCTATCTTTACAGAAAGTTTCGGCTAATGCTGATATAAACGCTATAGATGCTTATAAAATATATGCTCATATAAAGATAGGCTCATATAAAGAGTTTAAGTGTATTGAGAAGCTATGGACTAAAGAAAGCAACTGGAGACCTAAAGCTAAAAACCCACACTCTACAGCTTATGGAATACCACAGCTGTTAAAGATGAAAGAAACCAACCCTTATAAACAGATAGACTTAGGGCTAAAGTACATAGCTAAACATAGGTTATACAAAGGTAGCCCGTGTTTGGCTTGGGCTCATTACAAGAAACGGGGTTGGTACTGATGGCTAAGCGCGGCGACCCTAGAGTGAATAGGGCTTATAGATATAAGTTTAGAAATCAAGTCTTAGCTAGAGATAACTTTATATGCTATTACTGTGGAGCAGATGCAGACCAAGTAGACCACGTTATACCTGTTAGTAAAGCCCCAGAGCTAGTGCTTAGCTTTGATAACGCTGTGGCCTGTTGCAAGCGTTGTAACGTACAAAAAAGCAATAAGTCGCAAGGCGTTTTTTTAGCCAAGACGGCTAC